TTAATTATTATGGTCTCCGTTTAATTAATTATGTTGAAATTGAAATTGGAGGTCAAAAGATTGATAAACATTATTCTTATTGGTTATATGTATGGAATGAATTAACTTTACCAATATCTAAACGTTCCGGATATAATGAAATGATTGGTGCTTATGGTGGTGCTACTGTTAATACAACTTTATATATACCTCTTGAATTCTGGTTTTGTCGTAATATTGGTTTAGCTTTACCTTTAATTGCTCTACAATATCACGAAGTAAAAATAAATATTAATTTTGAAACTGCTGCTAAATGTGCTACTACTCAAGGTTCTTTCACATCTTCATTATGGGTTGATTACATCTTTCTTGATACTGATGAACGCCGTCGTTTTGCCCAATTATCTCATGAATATTTAATTGAACAATTACAATTTACAGGAGAAGAAGCAGTAACATCTATATTAGGACAAAAAACTAAATTAAATTTTAATCATCCCTGTAAAGAATTAATATGGTTTACTGCAAATAATTATACTACTAACAGTACTAATAGTTGGTTTAATTTCACAACTAAAGCTGATAATACTGCAACTGCATTAACTACTATGACTGCTATTAATACTGCTATATCTCAAACTAATTTTAATTATATAAAAACAATAATTGAACCATCAAATCCTATTAAAACAGCTAAATTAGTATTAAATGGCAATGACCGATTTTATCAGCGCCCTGGACGATATTTTAATATAGTTCAACCTTATCAACATCACGAAAATATACCAACAAATGCTGGTATTAACGTTTATTCATTTGCCCTCAAACCTGAAGAACATCAACCATCAGGAACTTTAAATATGTCTCGTATTGATACAGCAGTATTAAATTTAGAATTTGAAGAATCAACAGGTAATGGTTCGGGAATTAATTATAACCCATTAAACAGTACATTACATATATACGCTGTTAATTATAATGTTCTTCGTATTCTTTCAGGTATGGGAGGTTTAGCATATTCAAATTAAATATATATACTTTTTTTTTCTCCTATTATAGTATAAAGAATATAGCATAAATGGGTGGTGGTCTTCTTCAACTTGTTGCTTATGGTGCTCAGGATGTTTATTTAACTGGTAATCCTCAAATAACTTTTTTCAAAGTTGCATATCGCCGACATACTAATTTCGCATTAGAAGCGATAGAACAAACTTTTAACGGAACTTCTGCATTTGGTTCTCGTGTAACCTGTCAAATAACTCGCAATGGTGATTTAATAAATCGTATCTATTTCGTAGGAACTTTACTTAATGATAATGCTACAGTAGCTACAACAGCTACTTCTTTTAATAACGGTGTAGCATTAGTTCCTTATTTTGGATTAAAATTATTAAAAACAATTGAACTTGAAATTGGAGGTCAGCGAATAGATAAACATTATTCTGAATGGTTATATATATGGAATGAACTCTCACTTCCTGTTGGAAAACGTGATGGCTATAAATTAATGGTTGGTGGCGATAAATTTAATCGTTCTATATTATTAGAAGCTAAGCAATCTTATTCATTATATGTACCTTTAGAATTTTGGTTTTGCCGTAATGTTGGATTAGCTCTTCCTTTAATTGCTCTTCAATATCACGAAGTTAAAATAAATATTGAATTTGAATCTATTGATAAAATGGTTGATCAGAATAATAATTATTCTGACCGTGCTTTTGCTTCAATAGCAGGAGCATCAGATGCTAGAAATGCGCAAATTACTACTCCACAAACAAACGCAGTTAATAATAAATTAGGTGGTTCATCATCTAACTTAAAATTAAATACTGCTGCCTTATGGGTTGATTATATCTTCCTTGATACGGATGAACGTCGCCGTTTCGCTCAATTATCTCATGAATATTTAATAGAACAATTACAATTTACTGGTTCTGATACTATAACATCATCTCTCAATAATGCAATGAAAAGTATTCGCATGAATTTCAATCATCCTTGTAAAGAATTAATCTGGGTTATAAAACCTGATTTTACTTCAACTACTTCTAATGCTGTAGCTGCACCTTATTGGAATAATTTCACTGATCGCAACGGTGACAATCAATATGCCATATCTAAGAACCCTGTAACAATGGCTAAGATACAATTAAATGGAAATGATCGTTTTGCTGAACGCCGAGGAAATTATTTTAATCTTGTTCAACCTTATCAACATCATGAAAATACCCCAAATATATTTAATAATGGTATTAATTCTTATTCATTCGCTATAAAACCTGAGGAACATCAACCATCGGGAACTCTAAATATGTCTCGTATTGATACAGCTGTATTAAATATAGCTTCAAGTGTTAGTGGCACTATTAATATATTCACTGTTAATTATAATGTTTTACGCATACTTTCAGGTATGGGAGGTTTAGCTTATTCAAATTAAAAACATGAATTATTATTATTTTTTTCACAATCTGAAATATTATTTTTTTGATTTTCATATATAAATTTATTTTTAGTTGATTCAACTGTTAATTTCAAAAAATCCAATTCTCTCTTATTTGCCAATTTCTTTAATTCTATATCATGTTTAACTTTAATACGATTGAATTTAATAATATCCTTAATGCGAACATTCTCAAAGATATTAATATCTTTTATCTCTTTATTAATATTCTCAACATTTTCAACCATCTTATCAAATAACTCTGGAGTAAAATTATTTGATAATATAAAATAATCTATTAAATCTTTTTGTTTATTATACATAATCTTATAATTGAATAGTATATCATGTATATTTTTAAGTTTCTCCATATTCTCACGATAATTTCTAAATTTAACTATTGAACTTAATATAGTTAATAATGTTCCTAATGCTAATGTAATCATATTTATTATTAATGAAATCTCATATTTTGATATTAATGATGCCATTCCTGTTGGTTTAATAACATCTGTTGAATTACCGCCGGCATTTATATATAATTTCTGTTGTTGGTCTTCAATATCATTTTGATAATTTATTAATATTAATCTAATAGCTTCTATAAATGTCGTTAAAGTTGATATTATTAATATTAATAATGATATACGATTATATCTAAAATAAATTAAATCATATTTTGCAGATATTATATATAAAGATGTTGTTATTTTTTTCTTACTTTCCTTAATATTTTTCAATAATTTATCTTTTCTATAATTAATATCATTGATTGTATCATTATTTTCAGTTTGACAAATTGAATTTCTTTTATCATTATTAAATTCATATAAAGTTAATAATTTTTCATCTCTAGACGTTGGTGTTGATGTAGATATATTAACAAAATCAGCTTTAATTTTAGGTAATTGACCGTCATCATCAATTAATACAATTACATCATCATCCCTATTATCTGCCATTATTTGTATTAATATTTTATAATAAATAAAATTATAATAATTATTATAATTGAAAGAAATATAATTAAAACATCTTTAATTGTATATGGACGTTTAATTTTATAATCCTTATTATAAATCTTATTAATAAGTTCTATAGCATTACTTACAGCTGATTCCATTGATGTGAAATGAACATTTGAATTTCCGGTATGTGTTCCTAGAAGATATATATTATCGGTTAATTTATTATTTCTCAAGTAATTATTATTAGGCGTTTTAATAAATGCCGTTTCATTTGATTCCCAAGCTCCGTTTTGATAATAATTATTTATAAATGCCAATGTTGGTATAGGTAAAGTTTTATAAATTTCTTTCAATTGCCTATAAGTTTCATATATAACATCATTCTTATCTTTACATTCATTTGCAGTTTTATTAATAAACTTACTTTTAGTATCAGTTAAAGATATATTACAACTTATTACTGTTTTTGAATTATGTTCTTTAAATCTCATATAATCACTTAAAATAATACTTGTAATACCCCAATCACTTTCATTAGTGAAAGTTAATGTTTCTAATTCCAATTTAAAATTCCAATGAAAAGTAATTGAAATATATTCATTATATTTAGTATCATTTGCATATGTATCTAAATCATTAATTGTATTAATATTAGAAGGTGAATTAATCAATATCTTATTTAAATTTTCAGGGGGAATTGCCAATATTAATTTCTTAGTATAATATTTATTCCCATTATTAGAAGTTAATGTAATCATTGAATCAGTTTCTTCAATTTTACTTATCATCGTATTTAATTTAATCTCAATATGTTTCAAATATTGTGTCCATATATTAAATAATCCTTCATCATTTGGAAGTATTGGTTGATAGGTATTATATAATAAAGTCTCATTCATAACATGAAGATATGAATTTAGGGAAATCTTAGTAATATCTCCGCCATCAATTACTCTACAAGTTCTATCGGTATAGACAATTGCTTTCTCACTAAAATTATTAGAAGTTAAATAATCCTTCATTGAAACATTTTTGGCATGATTTGGATCTAATAATAAATAAAAGAATTCTTTCATTAAACTTAGATTTTCATTAATTGTAAAAATATTAGTTTTAATAACATCATTATATAACATATCTAAAGTTGTCTTTTTGTTTCTTACAAATAGGTCGCTAAATTTCAATCCCATTTTATTTAAAATCATTTTGAAATTTACATAATTATTAATATATACTCTTGGACCATGTTCGCAAAAATAATATTCATTCTCATATTTCATTCTATTTACCTTATGACATCCACCAATAACTTCATCTTTTTCAATTATTAAAATCTTTTGATTTTTATCAGCTAATGTAGCAAAAGTTAAACCAGCTGGACCTGCACCTATAATAATACAATCGTATATAATCATTATATAAAAGTAATATTTTAAAAATTAATATAAATGAATTATAATTTTAATGAGAATCTTAAAAATGAATGGTTGACTAAATGCGATAATAGTATTAAAGATATAGCTGAAGAATTCCTAAATATTACGCAATATATATCTAATGATATTTTTGATGATTATTTATTGCGATCTTTAGATGAAATGTTAGATTATTATGATACAAATAAAATAACAGCTCTTCAATTCTATATTCCAGAAAATAATTTCAATAAATCTAATTATTGGGTAATTAATAAATTAGTTAAATTTCTTAGCAAAAATGAAAAATATTTAATAACTATTAGCGATAATTTAAATAATTTTAATCCCAATGTACCTATTATTATTGCTGATGACGCAAGTTATTCAGGTTCTCAAATAACGTCATATATAGAAGATAATATAAATATAGATAAATATGATAAATTATTTATATTAATTCCATTTATTTCTAAAATAGCGATTGAAAAAATTAATAGTTATTTTAATGATAAAAATAATATTAGATTTATTGAAAAAAATAGATATTTGTTAAAACCATTAACTGAATTAATGGAAAATGAAAAAATAAAAAGATTATTTAGTTATTATGGAAATAGTAATATAACTCAATATCCTATTTATTTCAATCATAAAATAGCAGACAGTTATTCATCATTCCCTCTAATTTATTCATATGGAGTAATGCCTAATCAAAAAAATAAAGAAATTATTTCTTATTGTAAGATGCATTTTATTCCATTAAAAAATAGATTTGATGAACTTGAAAAAATAATATTTTTAAATAATTGTGATAATGATATTAATAATTCTAGTAATTATGATATAAATAATCCTATATATCCAATACCACCTTATAAGAATAAGAGTTAATAATTAGTGCAATTAATTACATCACTACCCTTAAGATTAATATTATGAAATTTATTTAATACTAGACAATCAACTGCTGATTCTTTCATAGCTTGATATAATTCTAATATTTGTTTCATCTTATCTCTTGCCTGGCTATATATAAATTTATCAATATTTTCAATTCCTTTAGCGTCTAATTTAACCCCTTTATTTTTGCCTTTGCCTTTTCCTTTACCCTTTCCTTTAACTATTTCTTCTTCTTCTTCATTATCATCAAAATTCTTTAATTCTTTTTTAATTTGTTTAATTTCATCTTTAATATCATTAATTATTTTTTTAATTTCTGTAACATTTGAAGAATATTCATTTAATTCTATTTGTAATAAATCACCATTTGCTTTAATTTCATCTTTAGTCTTTTTCTTATCTTTAATAAGTTTAGTCATTTTAGCTTTACCATTTTTAAATTTTTCTTGTTGTTCTTTTAAATCAACAGCATATTGGTCTA